TTGTGCTTATCCCTGCGTGAATTGATATGCGGGAACAGGCCGCACGCGTCACCGTTTACCGTCGAGCGTATCTGACGCGCACGCTTCTGTGCCCAGATGTGGGAGCGTCCATACATCCGGGCGATAGTGCGTGAGTCGAGACAACCAGGGAGAGACAGCGCCCACCTGATGAGCTCGACGTGGCGACGGAAGGGGAATGAGTCAGAGCAGGCCAACGCATCCATGAACGCCTTGAGCATGACGCCGACATGATCGCGTGAGATAAACGCGTCGACCTCAGTGCGTTCCTTGTCACCGTCCTTGGTCGCCCATGATGGATGGTTAGGGTCGATGTTAAAGACGTGCCGAGACTGCACCATTTCGCGGTAAGGCAGCACGCCGGACTCACGCATCTTATCCTGCACCTTCTTGGGCTGTGCAAAGAACCACGCGTCAAACGACTTAGCCTCAGCGTTCGGCGCTGTTAGGTCGTTGATACTCGCGGCCTTGGTCACGCGTTCATTTGGAAAGGATGTTACTCAGCGGGCAAGTGGCAAAGGTTATGCCTTGGTCATGTTAATCCAAAGGCCGGTGGCTTCGTCGTACTTAATCTTTCCGTATAGCCTCATCTTCTCGACGAGGGAACGAACCTTGACGTTTCTGTTAGCGACCATGCGTGCCTGAAACTCCTTGACGATGTGGGCCTTGGTCATGCGAGGAGGCATGGTGGATAGCCAATCCACAAGCGTTTGCCTTCTTTCCTTAGCCTTGTCTGCGGTGGCCTTGCCTCCAGCTGCGCAACGCCTAATCATGCCGGGCTCATCGTTCAGCCACTTCTCGGCGAACTTCTCCTTCTCCGAGATCAGGTGCCTCCTCCGTGCCTCGGTCAACTTACGTTTTCTCGGTCTGCTTGGATTGCTCATGGTGGTCAAATTGCTTGCAGGAAAAACCGCAGGGCCGAGCGAGCGTAAGCGACGCAAAGGCATCTGCGTGTATCATGTAGGGAATGTATATTCCCTACTGATACTATGTTGTCTTGCGAGTTGTCTTGCAACTTGTCTGGTCGGGTGGGTGGGTTCATGGGTCTGGCTTGGCTTGTAAGGCGTTTTGATTGTTTAGGGCGGTCTTCCCCCTCAATAGGGGCTAGCCTGCCCAGTAGACCCCTTGGCGGGGCTGGAAACGGCATCCTGATGGGACACCTCGGCTGTGGTATGGGCATACTCCCATCGGATGACCTCCTTGTCGGAAGAGTGGCGAATGTTAATCTCGGGCTTAAACTGCCCGGTTGAGTCCTTGAGGCCTGCACGGCCACGGCGCTTGGTCAGGCCGAACTTGTAGATGGGCTCTTCGCCCTGGCAGCGGAAGAGCACGGCTACCTCGCGGAACCAGTTGGTAAACTCGGAGGAGCCAAGTCCCGCGTAGGCTAGGTCGGCGACGGTGTGGCCTTCCTTGTCGGAGGACGCCTTGGGCTTCCCAGTGTGGTGCATAGCCACAAGGACGGCGCCTGTCTCGAGGAGGATCGGGGCGAGGTCATGACGCAGGAACTTGGACGCCTGCTCCTGGTCAGAGACGTCGATGCCGGCAAAGGAGAGCAGCGGGTCGATAAAGACAATGTCGGCGCGTTGGTCGATGATGAGCTGACGAAGGGCCGCGGTGAATGTCGTGCCTGTCGAGACGGTGTCACGGTATATGGCGAGGTGATCGCGTAAGGTCGCCTTCTCGTCGCTGTCAAGGTACGCCCCAGCAATGACATCCTGCAAGGCCTCGGAGATGTCCCCTGCGTCATTCTCAGCCTGAAGCACTACGGCACGCAAAGCCTTGGTGGGCTTGATGCCAAAGAAGTCACGGCCCATGCACCAAAGGACTGCGGCCTGCATCATCAGCGACGACTTACCCGTGCCCGACTGGCCGACGATTAGCATGGACCCTCCCTTGCATAGCCAGCGGTTAGACCCAAGGACGCAGGTCGGGTCTTCCTTGCGCTTGAAAGACATTAGCGCGTCGAAGTCCATACGGGCAGGGCCGACCTTGACCTTCCGTCCCTTGCGGCCCTCGGAGAGCCTGGCATAATGCTCGAGGAGAGTATCCGGGTCAGTGGCGTTTGCCACGGCGATTGAAGCCTCACGCAGCAAGGCGGCGCTTGTGATTAGGTCAACGTGCTCTGGTCGATACTCGCCAAAGCCTGAGTCACTGACGAGGAGCGAGACGGTTGCGGCCTCGACCTTCGACTTCATCTCACGCAGCTTCTGGCTTACTGTGTGCTCGTCTGCCCGGATACCATCTACAGCCAGGGATAACGCTGCCGAATAGATATCGACATGGACAGGCTCGAAGAAGTCGGAGGGCTTGAGATCACTAGGGAGAGGGAGCGCATCACGGAGGAGGACGCCGAGGAGGTGGCGTTCCGCCGGCACGTTGTTCGGAGGAGTCATGGAAGAAGGGGTGTGGGTTTGCGGGCGTGGGTGCCCAAGGTCAAGGTGCTTTGCGTTTGGGGGGCGGACCGTAGTGGTCGACGGCGCGGAGTCTGCCGCCGTCCCCGGTCAGGATTCGGTAGCGTGCTTTAGTCAGGACGCCTAGCTTGACGGCCTTGGCGATGTAGACGCTGGCGGTGTGCGCTGCTTTGACGCCCCACTTGGCCGCCCACTGATCGCGGGTGAGGAAGCCCTTGGGAGGTTTGACGGCGCTACGGTTTATCTCGGCCATGACAGCCAGCAGGATTGGGTCGTTGCCGACCCGGGTATATAGCATCTTCTGTCGAGACGTGGTCATTTGCTCTTAGGCTTGTAGACCTTTAGGTCGGTCTGCCAAATCCAGTTGCGTCCGACCTTGTGGACAAGCCAGACCTTCCAGTCTTGGCCGTCGACCCAGCCAGCCGCGAACCCTGACCCCCAGCGGGACGTGGCTAGGCGGTGCGATGCGTACGCCATAGCGTCCTTTTGGCAAAGACAGCCAGCGGAGAACGCGGCGCCGCCTTCGGCCTTGGTCAAGTTAACCTGGGCGAGCGTGTGGGTGTGGCCGTGGATCAGCGCGCCTCCCCGGTCAGCGTAGTGCTTGCCCTGTTCGGCGGTGGCGTTGAGGCCGTGCGCGTAACCGTGGATGAAGGCCACGGGGCCGAGACGGTAGACGCCCTTCTCAGCGTGGTAGGGCAGGATGGTCTTCACTCCGCAGCTCTTCGCGGCGGTCTTGATGCGGGCCTCGAGGTCGGTGCAGTAGTCGCGGACGATAGCCGAGCCCGAGGTGTGCTGGAGGGCAACGACCCGGTGTTCGTGATTGCCCATGAGGTAGACGGTGGGCTTTGTGCGGGCGAGGAAGTCCTCTCCGCCCTGGATGTCGCCCATCAGGGACTCAGCACCTTCAGCGTCGTTGCCTACGCCACGGCGAAGCGATCGGAAGTCGAAGCAGTCTCCGAGGTGCACGCGCACGGTCGGCTTGTAGTCCTTGATGAACTCGCAGAGGGCGTCGGTGGCCTCATCGTCCGCCATGTCACCGTGGTTATCACCAAAGGCTACGAAGCGGGTCGGGGTGCTCATTTGCGGTTAAGGTGAGGGATGGGCTGGCCGGAGTCGAAGGCCGCGAGCATCTCGTCACGGCGCTTGCGGGCGGTCAGGAGGTCGTGGCCGATGTTCTCGACGATGTCGGTGCCACGACGACGCAGGCGGAACCAGTAGCAGTCGCCCAGGCGTTGCAGGTGGTGGTTAGGGTTGTCGGTGATGACCTTGTCTGACTTGCGGTGGCCTTTGCTCACCGTGTACTTGGGGCAGGCCAGCAGGAAGGCGACGCGATCAGGGGACAGGCCGACCTTGCGGGCCCATGCCACCGTCTCGAGGGTTAGAGCCTCCATGACTTTGCGAGGATGCGTCCTTCGGACATGATTTGCTGACGGGCGTTTGGCTTAAAGATGTACTCCTGGTCAAAGGAGTGTGAGGCGCGTATCTCGGCGATGCTGTCGAGCTCTTCGTCGTTAGCAGGGCCGATGCCAGCGGTCGAGACGTAGACCGTGCGAACCTTCCAGCCCTTCTCCCAGAGGATGTCCTGACAGACCCGCAGCTCATTGATGTAGCGCCAGTCCGAGCAGACCACGGTCTCAGGGCTGACCTGATCATGGTGCTTCATGACCGGGCACCAGTTGGCGAAGTGGCGGGCGAAGACGTCTTTGTCGAGGCGCCGTGCAAAGCGACCGAAGGCAACCAGGGCGTCACGGTTCTCGCACTTGAAGTCCTCGGCCATGAAGTTGCCGTCGAGCCCGAGGTAATCCATGAAGTGATTGCCGGCTTCCTTCAGCGCGTCGGCAAAGTTAATGTGCTCGGCGGGGCGGGTCGACCACTCCAGCAGGCCCGAGGCCAGCGTGTCCTTCCCTGCCCGGGCAAACCCACTGATCAGGACGAGAGTCGGGGCGGCCATCGGTGGGGGTGTTTCGGTCACGGCCGTTTTAGAAGTTAACGCCTTCGGGCGGCAGGGCTTCGGGGACGGTCGGCTTCTGGGAGCCCTTGGGGTAGGTCATCTTGTACTTGTACTGGGGGCGTCCGTTGTACTCGCCATTGGCTTCGCACTCCACGCCGACGAGGATGGTCTGACCGCAGGCGGGTTCGAGGTACTGGAGGTACTCGGCAGCCGTAGCATCCAGCCTGATCTCCTCGGTGAACTTGCCGGAGTACTTACCGACGAGCATGGCGAGGGCCTTGCCGTACTTGCTGGAGAAGTTCTTGGACAGGCAGAAGCCCTTGTCGTCGACGAAGAAGAGGCGAGCGGAGCAGGTGCCGTCCTCCCAGACTTTGACCTTCTCGAACTTGGGCTTGATGAGCTTCAGGCGGTACGTGCCGTTGGTCGAGATGGAGGTGAGCGGGGGGCGGTCGGGGTTGTTTTCGGTGGTCATGTTGGTGGTGGGTAAAAGTTTTTCCTCCTGTTTTTTCGTCCCTGTGCGCAATGACAGGGTTCGCAATTACTGCTCAGGTTAAGGACTGTTTCCGATGTAAGGAAGACATGGGGGCCATTTATCGCAGGGAGCCTCCAAGCCTACAGCCAAGGAAATTAGTTGTTAGGCAAAGGTGATGGCGGTGGAGGAAGACGCGGACGGCTTGATGTCGATGACCTGGACTTCGTCACCGTAGGCTGGCCACTCGCCGAGGGTCGTGCAATCGCGGTAGGCTTGCAGCGCCTTCTCAAAGTCAGAGCAGGCGTAGGACATCAGCTCTGGGCCAATCTCGACCCATGCGGTGGCGTAGGGCGGGGCCTTCTCAACGAAGAGGAAGCGGAAGCCAAGCACGCGGCGCTCAAAGGCCGTCTCGAAGCACAGGCGGTAGAAGTAGGCTTGGAGGTTGTAGCGGTAAGCCCGGATGGACTTCAGGATGCCAGCAGGGGACGCGTCCTCGGTGGTCTTGAGGTCGTAGAGGTAGCCGTCGGTGCCCACGCCGTCGATGGCGCATTTCAGCTGCACTCCGCAGTGATCCGTGGTGAACATGAACTCGGTCATCTCGAACGTGACCTCCATACGCTCGAGGGCGTGCTTGGCGTGCGAGGCGATCAGGTGACACTCGGCAGACTCTTCGTAGTTAACGACAGTCATACCGGGCTTGAGCGAGGCTTGGAAGGCTTCGTAGGTGGCCTTGCCGTCCTTAGTGCGGCGGTCGCACTCGGGGGCCGTGACAAACTTCTCGTTGAGCAGTTCAGGCTGGAGCACGGCGCAGTGGATGAGCGAGCCCATACGGAGGGCCTTGGTCTCCTCGCGCTCCTGGTTGAGGTAGGCTTGGTAGTGGGCCGGGGACTTCAGCAGCTCTTTGGAGCCAGAGTAGTTCAGCGCCTGAATGCCGTCATACAGGACGCGGTGGGTGATAGGTTCGGGTGGGATACGCATTGTGGTGTGGTGTGTTCTGGGTTGGTGGAAATTAGAAGAGGGCCTTGATGGCCTCGGCCTGATCGGGGCGGCGGCGTTCGACGGCGGCTTGGCACATGGTCGAACCGACGACGAAGCGGATGCAGGCGACCGGGCGAGAGGTGTAGACCTTGCACTTGCCGGTGCCAGAGAGGGAAGGGCAGCGGGACGCGATCTCCGCGTAAGGCTGGCCATGGATATAGAAGACCTCGCCGCGGGCCCGGTAGAACTCAGCGGTCATCGGGTTGCGGTCGATGGGGAGCATGACGCTCTCACAGCAGGCACCTTTGCAGAGTTTGCAGGCCTCGCTCATAGCGCGTCGTCTTCGGGGCTTGAGTCCTCGACGCTGGCAGAGATGCGTCGCACATCTTCCAACGCGGCGTCGGCGGCGTTCTCCATGGCCTCGAGCGTATTGCGGAGGACGCGGAGTTGAACGACGAGGACGTGCACGCGGTCGTGCAGTGGTTTAACTTGGGCGGCTTCGTCAGCCGTCTCGATGTGATCGGTGAAGACCTGTAGCTCAGTGATGGCGGAGCGGTTAAGGTCCGACAGCGTGATGATGTCGGCGTCGTGCTGTTCATAACGTCCGGCGATGTGCTGGACGGTGGCTAACGAGCCCGTGAT